CAATAATTGAAGAATCTCCAGGTGCTGCTAATGTAATTGCAGTGTTACCAACAGTTACAACTGGTATATTAGTTGTTTGTTTTGGCAATGTAATTAATTTGTATTTTAATGCTTGAGTTTCATCTGGAATTGCTTCTGTGATAGGCATATTTTCTATAATAGTACCATAATATTCAGTTCCAAGTGGATGATCTGGATTCCATAATGTGTAATCAATTTCATCATCTCCTAAAGCAAACTGTGTAATTTTAAATGCATTGCCACCTTTTGCTAGTAATTCTCGACCTTTTAATGTTAAGATTGCGTCGATCGTAACGCTAGAATTATCTAAGTATCCCATAATGTTTTAACCTTATTTCATATAAATATATGTCGTATAAAATTTATACCAAAACAAAACTTCCTTGTTCTCCATTGTTTTGATATATCAATTGATTCGGATTTGCTGTTCTCCATTCTACTACCGGACCACCATCAATGGTTTGTGTTGATGCAATATTAAATCCTGGAGATGTAAGTTTTGCGCCCGAATAACGATGATTTTCTATACCGGTAGGTAAATAATCTTGAATTTCTTGTAATATATAACCGGATTTAGTTATATATGTTGGAATGTCGACACCTATATTATTTATCGTATTAATTTGATAAAATACTAAATTAATATTATCAACTCCATTTGTAACTATAACACGTTGATTAATAAATTCATTTATCTCATCAGATGTTGCAATTCTAGTTAAAGTACACTTTGTACTTAAAGATCCAACGGCAGTAACTTCATAAAGTCCATTACTAATATATTCATGCGGTCCATCTGCGGTTGTAGTTGAAATATGGCCATCCTTAATTAAAACATATGCACCCGAAAACAAGCTTGTTCCATCAATTGAATTTCCTGCACCATTAACATTTTTTCGTAAAAATGCCCCAACTCCATCTACTCCATTATTATATGTAAAATTAACTAATGGGTCAACAGTAGCTAAATCTATAATAAATTCCGTATACGTTTTTCCAGGAATACGATTTGTTTTAAATTCTGACAATATGCTACTCGTAATTGCAGGACATACCCCTTCACTTCTCCAATAAGGAGTAGATGCAGTAATATAGGTACTTCCAGATTTAATTAAATATTCATATGAATATGTTGTACCATCATATTTTTCAGATTGAGATGCTGTTAAATACATTTGCCATTGATCATCATCTTGTGCTGATATATTTAATATATCTCCATCTACAGAGCCTAAATATTGTAAATAATCTCCACTAGCAGTTGGATGAGTTTCTTCAATTATTGCATAATAAGTAGAATCAAATCGTTTAATTTTAGGAAGTATAATATCTTTACTTCGCTCTAACACATTTGGTTGAATTAATATACCAGTAAGTTTATCAGCACGTGCTGGCAATAATTGTTCCAATTGTTTAAAGAATGATAAATCAAACAAGGTAAATATTTTAATATATGCATTTATATCATTTCTTTCTGCATATTTTTTCCAATATCCTTGTGCTGCTTGTATCAATCTAGGATAATCTTTTGCTTCCGTTTCTCCCGGATCTCCAATATATTGATCTAAATCCGTAAAACCTAGTTGAGCAATGATATCTTCATCAATCATTGTTTGTGGAGAAAAATATACTCCTAATTTTTTACTGTCTAATGGAGCTCGATCAAACTGACTTCGTTCTGCTCTAGTTTTAACATCTAAATTTCCAACTAATTCATTTGATTCAATTCGTATTTTATTATCATCATATGTGCCAGCACCTAATGATATTGCATCATAATAATATGTTTCTTCAATTGAATCATATGGTGTATTTACGGACCAGCCCGTAAATGAAGCAGATATACTTGATGAAACCGGTTGAACTCCAGGCAAACTACCCGTTAATGAATGATCTATTTTTTGCGTAAGCGGTAATCTAAATAACAATTCATCATATGCATCTACATTACCATTATAAGCTGCCGGCGCTTTAACATGATTATCAAATGCAGAATCTTGCAAACTAGAAGACCATAATCGTAATTCTTGAAGTTGACCAACAAATCTGCTACCGCCAGTTGCACCTCCCAATGTAATAGTTCCAGGTGAAGAAAAAGAAGCAGTTGCAGATGCAGAAACTGCAGCAACAATTTTACCATATTTAGATTTTTTAGTAATTAAATCTAAATTAGTTCCATTTGTTCTTAGTACTGTTGTAAGCCATTCATCATTGTATATTTCAATTGCAGCGGAACTAGTACCATTAATTTGCATAGTACCTTTATTACCGCTAGTAAAATCGATTGTTACTGCGTTTGAACCTATTGTAAACAAGTTCATTGTATTAGGTATAAATGGATTTGCTACAATATCATCTGTTCGGAAACGCAGTTCAACTGCATTAATAGGTGTATTATAATTTACTGTAACTGTACCTGCAGCACTGCCGCTTAAATCTAATGCATAATCAAAATTTAATTTTTCATATACAGGAGCTCTTTCTAATCTAGGGCCTCCATATTCATTGATTGATATCATTGATTGAGGAATACCATAACATGATAATAATGCTTGAACACTACGTTTTGTACCTTTAGATTTTAAAAGAAGTGGTAAATTATTAACAATACGCCTCCATATTGCATATGTTCTATCTTTTGCCGAAAGCGATGTTCCATTAACAGAATTAGACCCAGTAGTAGGGATTCCTGATTCATCTGTCCCTAATACATATGACCATAATTCTTGTTGTTGATTGCCATCAATTAAATTCCATCCAAATTGTTTAGCAACTGAATATAACAACTCATTAGGCATACCAAGTTTAGGATTTTCTTCTCTTGTTAATGTTTGAGACATATGATTAATATATGTATATAAAATATCATAATGATGTCCTAACATGTTAGCAAATGTAATAATCGATGCATTTGATTCGTTAGTTCGTATAAATTCTGGAATCGTATATGCTAAAGATTTTACATTTAATGAATCATATAAAGATGCAGAATCAAAAACATTGTTATACCAAGTTGTAAATTGACTACTAGTTATTGAATATAAAGTATATGGTATTGTTAAATTAGATTTAGGGACTGGTTGAATATAACTACCTGTTACGGTATTTATATTAGATGTAACTGCTGGGATTTCATATGTAGTTATTTTCGAAGAAGATTCATAATATAAATATTTTTCAAATTCATCAAATCCGCTAATTAAATTAGTTTTTTGTTGCTCAAAATCAATCTGATTAGTTGTTGCAACTGATCCAGATACTTGAGATATAACAAGACTTTGAGATGTATAATATTCAATTAATTCTAATTTATATTTAAAATTTTCTAAACGTTCTGTGGCTGAACTATAAAAAATAAAATTATTAAAATCAGAATAATCAATATTTAATTTAACACCTGATAAACTACCAGAAAAATATGCATCAACAATTTGTTGAGATGTTTGTGTTGATGATCCTAGCAAATCCGTCCATGTTTTAAATCCAGTTTCAGAAGAAATATTAGTTATAGATGTTGCTTGCCAATTTGGATTTGCTAAACGATTAAATTGTCGTTCTGGAGTTGAAGTTGAAATTGAAACGCGATCAATAAATGTATCTTTTTGTTCTTCAACTATCCAACATTTGAAATTTATATCAATATTTGCAGACAGTGGTTCATCTAATTTGACGTATAAATATTCTCCAATTACAACGCTGTTAACAAATAAAACACAATTGTTTCTACTAAAATTTAGTAAATAATTTTTATAATACGTATCGTTTGTTTGTTTAACGTTTTGTGCATATGATGTAATTTGCGTTAAAAATTGTGGATTATCTGCATCAATTGCACGTAATCTTATTTCTGTGCGATCTGAAGAAATTTCGTCAATTCTTAAATGTTGTAATTCATAACTACCAATTAAATTTTTAAAGAAATTAACAGCAATTCTAAATGTTCCAGCTGTTAATTTTAAATTATCAAATTCTTTATAAATATCAATTGCTATAGGCTGTACCGGAAATTTAATTAATTCATTAGTTTGTTTATTGCGATATTCCGGAATTTTAGTTTGTAATTGTACACGATGATTGCCAGTAATCCAAGTATCTCCAGCATATACATGTAATTCAACACGTTGATCATCTGTTTGTTTGTTTATTTCAGTATTAAAATAAATTACATCATCATCGAAACTAACAAATTCAGTTTTACTTCTAGAAAGTCGTTCTGCAGATAATGAACCAGACGCTGTTTGTATTTGATTGATATTTTTATATTGCGTTAACATTTATATTTCTTCATTCCATTCATTTACATTCTTACTAGCATCTGTTATTGACCAATATGATTGTATAGCACTAATAGTATGATCTGATTGTGCAGCTTTAGCTCCTATACTAAAATAATCTCCAATATTAAATTCTGAATTCAATATTGTTATGTCAATAGTTAAGTTTTGTCGTTCATTATCGCCAGCATCTAATTTTTTTATATAACCATAACCATCATTATTTTCATTGTTAGGTAGTTGATTTAATAATGTTTTATAATTAGTTACATTTGCAAACGTTTTAAATTCTCGATTTAATCCCGTTGTTGGCGAATTTTTAATTATACTAAAATATGCAACTCCAAATAATTCTTCACCTTGATAAACATGTTGTATGTTAAATCTAAAACGAAGATCTTTTCCTGAATTTTTAATTTCTTTAGTTATTTGATATGTATTTACAGCTTTTTGCGAAACTCCATCTTCAACAAAATCCATTAAAATTCCAGAATATGCAGTACCAATTATTATTTCTCGATTTTCAGTAGGACGATATCTAGCATAAATAATATCTTGTTCTTGTTCTTCAACTAATGTATCTAATTCCGGTAATGTTAAATCGACTTCAACATCTGGAGAATCGATAACGCGCGTTGTTGCCGGAAATTTAAAATATTGAAATCTAGTATCTAAAACTTTTAAAACTGAATTTAGATTGATTTTAGTTGCAACTGGTTCAATAATAAGCAATGGATTTGTTCCGGAATTCGTTTCTATAGAAATATTTCCTGCATCATCGCGAGGTATAATGTTTATATCATTTGAAGTTACGGTTAGTTTACCTTGATACTTCAAAGCCTGTTGTATCTTAATTGGATCTAATAATC